AGGACGTTGCTGCTAATGTTCCTGGTGCTGCTGAAAGAGCAGCAGATATGCTTGAAGCAGAAAAGACTGCATCTCATAGATATCTATCAGAAGATTATATGTTCTGTCAGTATTGGAGAAAGATTGGTGGTAAGATTTGGTTGTGCCCGTGGATGAAGACACAGCATGTAGGAACATATGCCTTCACTGGCAATATGCAATCAATCGCTAATCATACAGGAAATCTATAATGATCATTGGTGTAATTGGTTTTATCGGCAGTGGTAAAGGCACTGCTGCCGATATTCTAGTTGAGAAACACGGCTTCGTAAAGCTTTCATTTGCGGATGCTGTTAAGGATGCCACTGCTGCCATCTTCGGATGGCAGCGGTCTCTCCTCGAAGGTGATACAGATGAGAGCAGGAAGTTTCGTGAAACTAAAGACGAGTGGTGGTCAAATAAGTTTGGCTACGATTTCTCTCCTCGTCTTGCTCTACAGTTGATGGGTACCGAAGCAGGTCGTGATGTATTTCATAAAGACGTTTGGGTCTATGCGCTTGAACGTAAGATGGAAATGTACAAGAACGTAGTCATCGCAGACGTTAGGTTTCCAAATGAAATCGAATGGATGCGATCAAAGGGCGGCTTCGCTGTTCGTGTTTGCCGCGGTGCAGATCCTGAATGGTACGATACTGCTGTTACCGCTAACAAGAAAGCTGAAACTCACGAACAGATTTCTCGAAAGTCTGCTGCCGAAGACGCAATGGTAGACCAATACAAAGTCCACTATTCGGAATGGGCATGGGCAGGTCAGATCATGGATTATCAGCTTGATAACAATGGAAGCATTTCCATGCTTGAAGCTGATATCGGTCATGCGCTAAAAGTCTTTACAGGCCCACAAAAGCCTGCTATACTAGCAGCCTAAACTAAAAAAACTGGAGATTATATTATGAAGATTAGTGAAAACACCCTGAGTGTATTGAAGAACTTTTCTGCAATCAATTCTGGACTTGTCTTGCAGAAGGGAAATGTTCAAAAGACTATTTCCCCTGAGAAGTCCATCCTTGTTGAAGTTGAAATTGAAGATGCGATCCCGTCTCAGTTCGGCATCTATGATCTAAATCAGTTCCTGGGTAATGTTTCTACTCTTGGAAATCCTGATTTGAGCTTCACGGAAAACTCTGTAATGATGAATGATGGCGATATCGCTTTCAACTATTATTCTTGTTCGCCGAACCTTATCGTATCTCCTCCCGACAAGGAGTTGAAGCTTAAGCAGGTCGATGTTAGCTTCACTCTCACAAATGCCATTCTGACCAAGCTTCTTCGTCTAGCCGCTATGAACAACCTCACACATCTTTCCGTTGTTGGTAAGAATGGCGAAATTCGTTTACAGACCCATGAGAAGGCAAACGACACTTCCAACTCAGCATCGTTCAAGCTGAACGATTATAAGGGTGCTGACTTCATCGCATCGTTTAAGGTTGATAACATCAAGCTTGTTCCTGGCGACTATGATGTAGAGATGCAGCTTGGTGCATTTGCCAAGTTCACTTCTACAAGTGGCGTATTCAAGGACAAGATCAAGTATTTCATCGCATTGGAGACAAAGTAATATGGCTGGTATCGGACACAATAAGCCTTTCGTGAGTATCAATTCTCTCACTGAAACTCAGAAGACAGACTTGAAGAATGCTATTCGTGAAATGAATGATAGCATGACGCGCGTGGCTTCTGAGCGTGACTTCCAGAAGAGCGCATTGGATGGTGCAGTCGATAAGACTGGTGTAGATAAGAAGATCATTCGCCGTATGGCCAAGGTCTACTACAAGTCCAACTATGCAGAAGAGCAGGAAGAGAACCGTCAGTTCGAAGAATTCTATGACGCTGTGATGAAGTGATGGATGATCGAAACAAATATGTTATTGAGGATTCACGGATAACATCTATAGATTTTCCGCCTAAATCTTCAGACTGGCAATGTCATTTGTTTGGTTCCAAAAGAGGTCTTGTTTACACTCCTTTTGAAGGACAAGAACCTAATTGGTTCCATCGTAAGATGCAAGAGTTGATCTTAGGTTTTAAATGGAAAAAGGTAAAGTAATGACCAAAGATGTAATAGCACGAATGGACGAACTCATGAAGCCTATTGACAGGCAGATCATGATGTGCGATAATGTTGAAGACTTGCTAATGTTGGCTTCCAACATGATGGTTACCGCCAAGATGATCTATGTTCAGCAGCTTGGCGGTGAAGGTGCAAAACTCCTAATTCAAAAGATGGTGAATGAAATTGACGAACGAATCCTTCCTGTGGGTCGAGAAGTACCGCCCGAAGACTATTGCTGATTGTATTCTTCCTGATCGTTTAAAGAAGCCGTTTCAGGAATATGTAGAGAAGCAAGAAATCCCAAATCTCATGTTGACTGGTTCTGCTGGTGTCGGTAAGACCACCGTAGCGAAAGCCATGTGTGATGAGATTGGTATCAATCATCTGTATATCAATGCCTCTGAAAATCGTGGTATTGATATGCTGCGAACTACCATTCGTGGTTATGCATCCACTGTGTCTCTGACTGGTGGTAAGAAGGTAATCATTCTAGACGAAGCCGACTATATGACTCCAGATGCACAAGCCGCAATGCGTGGTGCTATCGAAGAGTTTTCTGCTAACTGTACATTCATCTTTACTTGTAACTTCAAGTCCAAGTTGATTGATGCTCTTCATTCTCGTTGTTCTGTCATTGACTTTGCATTGAAGAATGATGAGAAAGCCAAGATGGCCATGCAGTTGATGAAGCGCATGGAAAATGTACTAACACTGGAAGGTATCACTTATGATAAGGCGGTTCTTGCAAAGATTATCGAAAAGTACTTCCCTGACTATCGCCGTACTCTTAATGAGTTACAGCGGTATAGTTCTTCTGGCACTTTGGATGCAGGCATCGTTGCACAACTCTCAGATGTTCGCAAGATTTCCGAGCTGGTTAAGTTTCTAAAGGACAAGAACTTTGGTGATATGCGAAAGTGGTGTGTAGCAAATTCCGATATTGAACCCGCACGTATCTATCGTAAGATTTATGATAGTTTGTATGAGTATTTTAAATCGGAATCTATTCCACAAGCTGTTGTGATTATTTCCAAATACCAGTACCAAGCTGCATTTGTTGCAGATCAGGAAATTAATCTGGTGGCTTGTCTCACAGAATTGATGGTTGACTGTGAGTTTATTTGATGCTATAATATATCCTGTAATCAAAGAGGGAAATATGGAAAAGAAGTCTCAGCGTAAGAATGGTTTTAAGGGTGGAATCCAAAAAGGAACTACCGCTTTTGATGCTTACAGCAAAGAACTGGACGGCAGTCTGAAAAAGGCTGTTGATGTTATCAAGTTGAAGTTTTCTGATCTTGAGCTTGTAAAGCAGATGAAAAAGGATATGAAGCTAAAACTCGTCGGCGATGATTGCTTTGGTTTTGCTCCTGATGGTGGTGCATGGTTTAAGAAAGGCAAGCTAGTTGCTGTTTTTGAAGCTAAGAAGCAGGGAGAAGATGGCAATGCTTACGAGCGTTGGTGGGATAATGCAACTACTGCAAAGTATCTAAATAAAAAAGTTCTTTATGTAACTTTCTGCACTGGTGCTGGTGCTGCTAAGGATAAGTGTCTCGACAAGCTTCGTCGTAAGGCTGGTATTATGCTCGGTAAGAACTTCAAGTTCTATAATAAAGTCGAACCATTTACTCAGGAAGAAATTGAAAAGATCATGATCGATTCTCTCAAAGCTTTCGCATGAAGCCGCTTTATATGTGGGCAGGCGGCAAGACCAAGATGATACCAAAGTATGAACTTTTGCCTGGTATTCCAAAGTCTGGATATGATACTTACGTTGAACCCTTCTTCGGAGGTGGTGCTATGATGATCCATATTGCCAAAGCTAATCCATCTATTAAGCGTTTTGTCATGAATGATATCAATCAAGAAATTGTTGGTATCTATCGTGCTATCAAATTGGACATGAATACTTTTATTAATGAAGTAGATATGTTATCTACCAAGTATCTTCCAATGAAGAAAGAAGATCGTAAGAAGTTTTATTATGATACTCGTTCATCGTATATCAAAGATTACACTCAATGGACAAAGACCAAGGAATCAGCCGTTCTTTATTTCCTGATGAAAACATCTTTCAATGGAATCTTTCAATCTATGAAAGAAGCGAACGGTCGATTTGCAACACCTTGCGGTCTTCTTAATCACAAGAGTGTGGTATATGATAAAGCTAATGTGTATGCCTGGAATAACTTTCTACAAGTGGTAGACATTCATTCTGGTGATTGGCAAAAGTGTGTCCAGTCTGTCAATAGCAAAGCTTTCTTCTTTATGGATCCACCATATAGGGATTCTTTTGCTCAATATGAACAGGAGTTTCCGGATTCGGCGCATGTTGAACTAATAAACTTTTGTAAAGAACAGAACTCTCTAGGTAATCAGGTCTTCTATTGTAATAGAGACTGCAATGATACGTTCTATGATGATCATAAAGGAAACTTGCAGATATCATATTATGATGTAACATATACGGCTGGCCGAAGAGCGACTGACGAGAATAAGAAGAAACAAGCTAAGAAAGCCAGAGAGATCCTATTACATGACTGATCTTTTCAAAGACATTATACCTTCTATCCAACAGACTAAGAAGGTAGTTATCACATCAGAAAACGAGCGGGACTATGTCCCGTTCGTCGTTAACCGTTCCATATCCTTCCACCTGGATATGGTAATGGCAGCAAATCAGATGAATATGCTACCATCTACCGACAGTCTCCTACAATATCACTATCTGCTAAATACTGTAAGAGCCTATAAAAGGCCTTTCCAGAAATGGCAAAAGCGTGATATTGTAGAGAATTTGGAAGCGGTGAAAGAGTTTTATAACTATTCCAACGAGAAGGCTAAAGAGGCCTTGTCATTATTGTCTGACACGCAGATACAAGAGATTAAGAAGTATTTAAGTAAAGGTGGTTTGAATGTTAGACATAAACGAACTAGTGGAGGTAACGCTACCTAACCCAGATAATTTTTTAAAGGTTCGTGAGACACTTTCGCGTATTGGAGTGGCCTCAAAGAAAGATAAAACGCTATATCAGTCCTGTCACATACTACACAAGCAGGGTAGATATTACATCGTTCATTTCAAGCAATTATTTTTATTAGACGGGAAGCAGTCAGACTTCGTAGAAGATGACCGCGCCCGTCTTAATACTATTGCCAACCTA